GTGTTGTCCTCTTGGTCTGACCACTTCACCAGACGCGGATTGCTGGACGCACCCAAAGCAAACAGGAATCGCTCGGCAGTAGACAGCAAGGCAGCGCAACCAGTTGGCGCGTTGGTGATGGCCACCGCCAAGGTTGGCGTTGTGAATCCCAATTGCCACTCGTAGAGCTTGCCATCAGTATCGGAACAAGCCACCAGATACTCGCCCCAAGTGTCAAGACTCCATGTGGTGGCAGGTGCTACTGCGCCAGCGTCAGGACGCGCCACGCCATAAGCAAATGAGCCATAGGTGTTGTAGCCATAGCCTGTGCCACTGACGGCATCAGCGCGGCCAGATGCAATACCTGTTGGCGTGATCTCTTTGATCACATTGTTTTCGTCCATGGCGTAGAGCTTGGACTGCGTAGCAGCAGCAATGTACCGCGCACCGGAATTCGTTCTCCAAGTCAATATTCCACGGCATAAGCCTGTCAGTGCGGTGTCCGACTTCTTACGCCAGCCGCCAATGGGTCTGAGTGTGTTTTCGTACCAACGCACAAGATTTGCGTCATACCAGCGTCCGGCAGACTGATACTCAGTACCGTTGCGATACACGCCAGCAGGGATTTTGAGAGGTATGAGTGCCATGGCTGAATTATGCGGTTTCTACTGACAGATTGGACACGAATGAAAGTGTGGCAATCACTGACGGTATTGCCGGTCTGGTTGGGGTACTGCTGGCGGCAAAGTGCTCAAGGCTGACACCAATATCTGTTGGCCGCCACATGATCTCCACATAGTCATTTGCCGCCAAACTGACAAAGAAGTTGAGAGAGGCAATTAAGTGAGATGGGTCGCCAGAAGATTTTCTTGCCACAGCATGAAACCTGCTGTTTGAATTGTCGATGTTTGTGCCGTTCTTGCGAAACCACACATCCACATCTTGACCATCATTGGTGGTGTTCTTGAATTGGATGCTGAATTGCAGGTTGTAGATGCCAGACTGCGCCACATTGAGCCTTGATGAATTGGACAAGGTAACGCCATTACTGAAATCGGTGGTGTCAAAGGTGACGGCGTAGGCTGTGGTGGTGTTGGCCGCAGTCTGGTCTGTGGAGTCCTGAAAGCCGCCATATGGATTGTTGATCCACTTGCCACCACGCCTGCCGAACAACGCTGAAAACAACGCTGTGAGCTTGCTGAAGTAGGTATTCAGGCCGCCAAAGGATTGTGTGAAGAAACCCTGATCGTAGGCAACATCAGCCGCGCCAAGGTTTGGCGGTGTAGGTGGCGTTATCTGCTGATCAAGGTTAAGCGCCATGGGTTATGCCACCAAGCCGTTCAAGTAGGTAGTCTTACCGGCAACCTTGGTGGCGGTCAACTCTTGCTTTTTCAGGTTGTTCGGGTCATAGGACACATGAACCCACCCGCTGTCGGGAATACCTGGCGTGTAAAACTCCAAGATCAACTGCGTGTACTCAAGGTTGTCCATGATCCACTGTGCAAGGTCAGCATTGGCCACGCCAGGTATCTCAATATCAGCCGCCATACCCTTGCAATGGTCAGAGGTCTTAGAGCCGCCAACCGCCGCATTTGACTCCGGTGAACGGTAAGCCGAATTCACCTTCACGCCTTTGCCGTAATGGTCACGCACTGGCTGCAACACCTTCTCGCACAGCAGTCGCAGATTCTCGGTGGCCTCATCATCGGGCGTATTGTCAAAGCCCATCCGCAATGCGGTTTCGGATTTGCTGAGTTCATGCAGAGAGAAGTTGGCGGTCAAGTTCATTTGGTGTTCCTTATGGTTTCGTAGGCTTCAAGACAGGTATTCAGTTTCCTGATGGCGGCATCTCCATCGGCGGCGATCTGGAGAAGATCGGCAGCGACATCAACCGATCCACCAGATTCGGCTCTTGCTTCTCCGCTGTCACTTCCGCTGGCAACGGTGGCGGTTTCGGGCACTGGAACGCTTGGGCAGGTGGGCGCTTTGACAGGAAGCCGCAGCTTGAGAGCACCAGAGTTGAGATCAGCACGCAACTGATTTTCTTTAGCCTTTGCAACATTGTTCGCCTTTCGTAATGTGTCACCGTATGTCTGCGCTACCTTTGCCATCGCTTGCTCAGTCTCACGCGCCTTGGCGTTGAGCGCGGCAATCTCAAGCTGTTGGCGCTGGTACTCTGAATCTTTACCCTTGTAGTATCCACCGCTGAAAGCAGTACCCATGGCCAGCACAAAGCCAAGAATCACCCAAGGGTTAAATATCGTCATGACTCAGCCTTGCCCCTGACATACGCCTGTGCCGCCATGAATGCCACCACAATCGTTCCCATGGCGGCGCAGTAGGTGGTGGCCAAACCGTTCAGCGCATTAACCTTCTCCAGCGTCACTAGCTCGGAAGCCATGTACGCAATGATGACGGGAGGAAAAACCAAGGCAGCCCACGCCATGATGCGTTGCTGGTCTGCCATCTTGTCCATGTTCTCAATGGTGATCATGCGCTCGGACCGTGCTAGTTCGCTGTCAGTCACAACGCCATCATGGTCAGTATCAAACTTGTTGAATTCAGAATCTTTTTCCAGTTGCTTACTCATCTTTGTCCCTTTCCTTTTGCTCGATCTTTTTACGCAATGCTTCCACCTTTTCGATCTGCTGCTTGGCCTCGTTCTTTGTCTCCAAGACATCGAGGTACAGCATGGCCAACAGCGGCAGCATCAGCCCAGCGAGCAGGCAGGCCGCGATCCACCCGATCATCTCTTCCCCCAGTGACTTACGAACCACAGCCACAGCCACAGGTAGAGGAGGAATATAGAAGTCGCCACCACTGCCGCCAACTTGGCTTGCAGGTTTCTTTCCTCTTGACGGTGTAGCCATCTGTCTTGCCTCTTCTTCGCCTCCTCCTTGAGTCTAGCTTTTTCCTGTTCCTCTGAGATGACTTCGCGCATCTTGAAGACTTCGGAGTACAGTGCGCCCATCTCTGGCGGTGACTGATACACCATAGTCTCTCGGATTTGAATCACCAGCCTGTCCATCTCTTGCTGCGCCATCACACGCTTTAAGGCAGCTTCCATGAGGTTTTGATCAGGGTCATAGACAGTTTGGCTTTTCTCTTCTTCCTCCCTGATGTGCGCGGCCAGTTGTTCTTGTAGCTTGAAAAACTCAGTCAGGTTTCTGACAATATCAATCTTGACCTGAGTCTCGTCAACTGCGACATATGCTTGCTTCTTTTTCGCCAGAGGCTTTGCTTTGGCGGTTGGCTTTGGTTTGCCGCCAAAGAACGCAAGTAGCTGATTCCAAAAGCCATGAACCTCTTTGCCAATTGCGATGACTTCATCAGCAGTGGCCTTGATCTCAACAAAGGACTCCTTGGCTTGCTTGTACAGCTCGCATCCGGCTTGGATGTTCTTAACCAGCCCAGCGGCAAGAAGACAGATGCTGATCGGATCAATTTACAGCTCCTAGAGCTTTAGAACAAGCGTCATCAGCATACCAATGATGGCTGCACATGACCCTATCAATATCTGCTCAATGCGCTTGAGTCGAGCGTTGATGCTGTCATAGCGCAGCTCACACACGGCCTCGTGCGTGTCTAATCGTGCTTCAATTGGTGTCATGGTGCTGGCTCAGTAGGCGCTGGCGTTGCTGCTGCCTCAGCTTGCTGTGCCGCTACTGCCGCATCATGGATTGCTTGTTCTTCAGGTGTGTACTCCACTTGAGTGGTCACGCCTGTCTCTACATTCACTACGATTCTGTGTGTCATTTTTTTATCCTTCATACATGATATTTACGCTTCCGGCATCGAATGTGTCTGTGCCGTTGACTGTGGTGATACGAACTCGGTCAAGAGTACCGGAAAGCGTAACTCCTCCGGTACTAAGCCTACAAGAATTGCCGTTATTTAAATTACCGCCTTGAGTCCATATATTTGAGCCAAAACTATTTATAGTGACAAAACCATAGGTTAAATCAGTAGCCGCATTACCGTTAGTGACAACAAAACCACTTGTTGAAGTAGTACCTGATCCTGCACCGTTATTGGCAACAG